TTTTTTTTTTCAAGCAGAAGACGGCATACGAGATCGTGATGTGACTGGAGTTCAGACGTGTGCTCTTCCGATCTAAAAGTAACCGCGTAAAACGAGCCGGTTTATTCGCGGCGCGCTATCGTAATCCCGCTCCTGATCTTTTCGAAATCGGGTCCGCGTAATGGGCTCCGGACGTAAGCCAAAACCGACCGCTCTTAAGAAAGCCCAGGGCAACCCAGGCAAGCGGAAGCTCCGAGAGAATGAACCGTCGCCACCTGGGGCGCGCCGTCTCCGAATCCCGACGGCTCCAGCATTCCTGGGGCAACATGGGAAACGGGAATGGGGTCGACTCGGCCGCATCCTGGCGAACCTGGGGCTCCTGACCGACTCGGACCTTAAGTCGTTCGCCGCGTATTGTGCGGCCTGGGATCAGTTCGTCCGTGCCGAGCTCGCACTCAAGCGATCGGGCGATGTGATCCTGCTCCCCAGTGGCCGTCGTGTCGCCTCTCCCTACATAGCGATCCGGAACCGCGCGGACGACCGGCTCCGCTCCTGGGGGAGTGACTTCGGCCTAACCCCAGCGGCTCGATCGAGGCTCCACATCTCCGCCAGTGGTGATTCCCCAGGCGCTTCGCCGACGTCGGACACTGAACGTATCTCGAAATGGCTGTTCGAGGATCACCCAGGCCAGGAGACGGGATAGTGGGCGACCTGGTTCTGTTCGACTATCCGTCGTCCAAGTGGATCGAGCTCGCTCGGGAACGCCAGGCTCGCGATCTAGTCGACGGCCCGAAACGCGGGCTCCACTGGGTCCCGGCTCGAGGCTGGCGGGTCGTGAAATTCTTCGAACTCTGCCACCACTACAAGGGACCGCTCGCCGGGAAACCGTTCAAGCTCGAGAAATGGCAGATCGACGACGTAATACTCCCGCTGTTTTCCTGGATACGCGACGACGGGACGCGCCGGTTCCGAGAGGCCTGGATTGAGTGGGCGAGAAAATCAGGCAAGAGCGCGTTCGCTGGTGTGATCGGTTTATATCTCACTATCGCCGATATGGAACCAGGAGCCGAGGTCTACACCCTGGCGACCAAAAAAGAACAGGCGAAACTCGTGTGGGACGACGCCGATACGTTCGTCGCCGAGTCGCCGTATCTAAATCAGTTCGTCCAGCGGTTCCGGACGTCGCTATATGTCCCCAGGACCCGTTCGGTTATGCGCTACCTCGGCCGGAATTCGAAAACGACCGACGGCCTCAATGTCCACGGCTATATCGCCGACGAGGTTCACGAGTGGAGGGACCGGGCCCTGTGGGACAAAATGGACACGGCGAAAGGTGCGCGATCCCAGCCGCTCGGAGTGGCAATAACGACAGCAGGCGTATACCGGCCCGAGGCTATCGGCTGGATTCAACACGAGCGAGCTGTCGCCGTCCTGGAGGGCATTCTCGACGACGACGAGCTGTTCGTTTCGATCGCCGCCGCCGAGCCGACGGACGATTTTTCGCTCCCGTCAACATGGGCGAAAGCTAATCCGAACATGGACGTAACTATTTCGTCGGAATACTTAGCGGCGCAATATCAGAAAGCCGTAACCCAGCCCGGTTTTTACAACACGTTCGCCCGGCTCCACCTGAACATCTGGGTCCAGTCGGTCGAACGGATAATCGACCTCGATATCTGGGACCAGGGACCGAAAGTCGCCAAAGAGTCCGACCTGTTAGGCCAGCGAGCATACGGCGGACTTGATATCGCCACGATCTCCGACCTGGCGTCGTTCGAGCTCGTATTTCCAGACCCGGCCGGATCGTCTCACCCTTACGACGTAATCTCGACGTTCTGGTGTCCCGAGGACACGATAGCCGAGCGGACCGAGCGGGATCGGGTCCCGTATTCCGACTGGGTACGCCAGGGCCTAATCCGGGCGACTCCAGGCGGGACGATCGACCAGGATGTGATCGTTCGGGATATTCTCGAGCTCTGCCAGAAATACAACGTCCAGGAGATCGGTTACGACCCGTTCAACGCGAGCGCCCTGGTTAAGAAATTGGCCGACGAGGGCCTAACAATGGTCCAGGTACGCCAGGGATTCCTAACCCTCTCCCCAGCGACGAAACAATTTCTAATAGACTACAAACAGAATCGCATCGCTCACGGTGGACACGCGATTCTCCGCTGGAATGCGGCGAACCTGGCGGTCGAGCGGGACGCCTCGGACAATATCAAGCCAAGCAAAAAAGAAGCGACCGAGAAAATCGACGGCATTGTGGCGCTAATCATCGCGATCGAGCGAATGGTTTCCGCCGAGGCCGCTAATGTCTCGGACGGGGAGTTAACTCTCGTATGATCGACCTCAGACGCCGGATATCAAAAATCACGCCACCAGCTCCGCCGCTCCCGGACCTTTCGGACGCCATGACCTGGGCCGGAGTCGTTCTGGTGGCTATTGGTGTCGGCCTGGTCCACATACCGGCCGGAATCATTACCGCGGGCTTGATCCTGTTATTCTTCGCCTGGGTATTGGATAACTCGACTCCTGGGGGAGCTTAAATGTCGCTAATGAAACGAGCCGCGGAATCCCGAGCGGTTTCCAACCTGGCCAACCCGACGAGCTGGCTCCTGGACGCCCTGGGAGCTGGTGGCGGAGCCGCTTCCGGGATCGCCGTAACCCAGCGAGCGGCCGAGAGCTATACGGCGTTCGGTGCGGCCGTGAATGTGATCGCCCAGGACGTCTCGACGCTCCCGCTCCTGGCGTATTCGAATCTCCAAGGCGGCGGAAAGCAACGGGAGCCCGACTCCTATATGTGGAAGCTACTCCACGACCGCGCTAACCCGGAAATCACGAACCAGCGCCTCTGGTATCTCTCACTCCGGGACACCCTCGTAACCGGGAATATGTTCCTCGAGGTCGTACGCGACGCCGGAGGTCGACCCGTCGAGCTCTGGTATCTCCCGAACACTTCGACCGTGTTCCGCGTGGACGACCAGCGATGGCTCGGCGTCGAGACGCCCAGCGGCCATTCTGTAAAGCTCAAACTCGGCCCAGGTGGCCAGGCGATCCAGGTAATGGGCGACGGCGGGAACACATTCGGCGGACAATCCGTCGTCGGTCAATATCGAGAGTCGATCGGACTCGGCCTGGCGACCGAACGGTTCGGCGCTCGGTTTTTCGGCTCCGGTTCTCGGCCGAGTGGCCATATCGAATACGACGGCACATTCTCAGACCCGGCCGCTCGAGAATCGTTCCGTCGCCAGTGGTCCGAGGCCCAGGCTGGGCTCTCCAACTCTCACCGCGTCGCGATCCTGAATAAAGGAATGAAATTCATCCCGTCGTCAATCCCGCCGGACGACGCCCAGTTCCTCGAGACTCGGAAATTCCAGACGACAGAAATGGCCCGGATATTCCGGCTCCCGCCGCACAAAATCCAGGACCTCGAGAAAGCCACCTACACAAATATCGAGGAACAACAGCTCGACTATGTGACCGAGACGTTACGAGCTCGCCTGGTAGCGCTAGAACAGGTCCTAAATTACGACCTGGTTCCCGCTCCAGACCGTCGCCGTATCTATGTCGAATTCTTGATCGACGGGCTACTCCGAGGCAACACGACCGCCCGATTCGCCGCCTACAACGTGGCGCGTATGGGCGGCTGGATGAACGCCGACGAAATACGAGCTCGGGAGAATATGAATCCACTCCCGGACGGCCAGGGCCAGGTCTACTGGGTCCCGCTGAACATGGCCAACGCCCAGCAACTAACCGAGCTGGACGAATCGACCGACGAGGGCGTTCGAACGATCACTGTCGAGGGCCGTCGGTGGCTGGGCGATCGCCTGGGCCAGCGAGCGCTCCCGGAACCAGGCGCTCGGAAGATCGCCACTCCAGGAGCTCTCCAACGGTCCGTAAAGGGACGCCATCGGCTCCAGCGCCGGTTCGTGGCCACATTCGAGGACGCTATCGGTCGGACTGTAACCAGGGAGACGGATCGCGTCGCCAGTATCGCTAGGAAACAGCTCAACGACGGCGGATCGGTTACTGGATTCCTGGTCGAGATCGGGGATTTTTACCGGAAGCATTCGACATATACGGAGCGAGCAATCGGACCCGTCGTCGAGTCCTACGCCGCGGCCGTGTGGGCCGATGCGGCCGAGGAAGTCGGAAGCGATCCGGAAATGGGCTCCGAGGGAGAGGAATTAGCTCGCGACCTGGCCAGGACGATCGGCGTCCGGGCCGCTGTGAGCTCCGAGGGCCAGCTCCGGAAGATCGTAACCGAGACTCCGGACGACGACGTTATCGACGCCGTGGAAACCAGGCTCTCCCAATGGTCCGAGACGAAAGCTGGCAAAATGTCCAGGCGGGAAACCGTCCAGGCTGGGGCCACGATAGCGAAACAGGCCTGGGTCGCCGCCGGTATAACCGAGCTAGTGTGGCGGACCGTCGGGGATAATTGCCCGATGTGCGACGAGTTGGACGGGGCCGTGGTCGGGATCGAGCGCGAGGCGTTCGTCCAGGCTGGCGAGTCGGTCGAGAATCCGGACGGGACGAACATCACTCCGACCCGGAACGTCCTTACTCCGCCGCTCCATGAGGGATGCGATTGTTCGGTAACGCCAGGGTAAAAAGATCAGATCATAAACGGATCTGAACTAACTAATCTTTTCGAGGTAAAAAAATGCGATCGACACCACAAAAAACAGACCGACGAATGACATTTACGGCGAACCTACGGGCCGAGGCCGAGGGCGAGTCCAGGACTGTTACTGGCCACGCCGCGATCTGGGACACCCTCTCCGAACCGCTCGGCGGATTCCGAGAGAAGATCGAGAAGGGCGCGTTTACCAGGGCGATTAAAGAGGACGACGTTCGAGCCCTCTGGAATCACGACCCGAGCCTAATAATGGCCAGGTCGAAAGCTGGGG